GAAAAGCGGCCGTCATGGCGCAACAGCCCCGCCTCTCCCGCAGTCGGGACGGCATCCGGCTGGCGACTCAATTCATCGTCTAATGCGGTGCCCACACTGCCATGAAGCGACGCTCATCGAGCGTATCGGACGCCTCTGGTTTTGCCAGGTCTGCGCGAAAACGTGGCGAGCGAGCGAGAGGCCCAAAACCCTGTCAAGTCTTTTTTTTTAGTCCTAAATCATTAACGATTTGCCCGCACCGCCGGGCAATTCGGACCATCGCGTCATGTCTCCCTGTTTGGCGGGTGCTGTCCCCCGAGCGAGACGGCGCATCCACCCTCAAAACACCCTGAAACATTGATAAAAAAACGCATGAGAAAATAGTTGGGCTACAGCTTAGTAGCCCTACCCAGGGAGGAAGAGGATGAGCAACTACAAGGAACAAGAACGACCCCCGCACTTCAGCACGGCGCAGCCAGACGCCTACGATCGTGCGTATGGTCAAATAGAGGGATTTCCCCACACCCGGCCAAGCACCATCACCACAGGTAACGCGATGGGCGTTGGGGGTGTCAGGAGCTATATCGTCCAGACGTTCAGACCGCCGGAGATGGAGGACAGCCTCTTCATTCAGATCACTGGGCCGGAGGGATTACAACGAATCCATCTCCCCCCCGAGGTCACCCGAGTGATCGCTCGGCAGCATAACGCTATGACCGAGAAATCTCGCAGCCTCGCCGGGAAAGTACGGGCTGCCGCTGACAAGGCTGCCGGGATACAGCCGGGATTCATGCGGGGCAAGAAGACAGCCTAATTAAGGGAGGGCCGGGGTGAGTCCCGGCCCTCACAGCCTTCGTCTTCACTCGTCCGCGTGGACCAAGTGCGTCGGACCATTCGTCAAAAAGCGCAGGGCGATATTGAGCACATTCGCGATGAGGAGCGAGGTGCCTCCAGGCAGCGGAATGATGCCCGCCAGCTCGGCGGCGGCCAAGACAACATTTGCCCAGATGGTGCGACTCTGATACCACGGCTTACTCATGTGTGACCCCTCTTCAAAGATGCCGAATAGACGTTGCGTCGCTCGATAGAGTTTCCACGCTCGCCACGGCGTCATCGCCGTCCTCCGCAGAGCCCACCGCGATACGTGGTGCCCTTCCGGACCTGGATGTGGAAGTGAGCATTCGGCCGGCCGGGATGCTCGTAGTCCAGCCAGAAGCGTGACCCCAACTCTTTGCGGAGTGCTCGTAAAAACTGCTGCCGTGCCTCGTCGGTGCGAAACGAGCGGGAGCGCAGGTCGATTGCTTCATTGGTGTAATGCCTGGACCGTGGGCGTTGGCTATGCCTGCCGTCGTTGACGCTCGTGATGACGATGGCTTTCATCCGCGTCCGTTCGGCGACGAGCAGCACCGCGCCCACAATCCGCACGAGCCCACGGGTAAAGCCCTTGAATCTCACGCTGGGTTTGCAGACGAGCTGTGCCATTTAATTATTCAAGGCTCGGTCGATGCGCTCTCTGATATACCGCAGGTCGTTTCGGAGAATGAGCAGCTCCTCAGAATGTGCCCGCACCCGACTGTGCAGCGTGACGAGCCACGCGAGCGCGGTCGCGGCTGGCACGAGGACAAAGGCCGCCGAACTCAGTTCACCCATCCCATTACACGGGCAGCGGGTTAATGACAACCGTGGGTTGCGGGAAAAGAGGGCTCGGCCATGCGATGTTATATGGGTCAGCTTGCTGTGCTGGGATATCTCGGAGCGCCTGACGATACGTCGCCCAGTCAGCGACCTCCGCTACGTCCAGCGGACTGTCAGCGGATTGAGTCCAATCTGTACCGTAGAGGAGGCTGTCTCTTTCTGCCCTCACTGCCGCCCATTGCCAGGCCGTCTCTTCGGTGGAAATGTCGAAGGCATCAATCGTCGGCTGCGCGGCGGATTGCAAGCTCGTCGGCTGCACCGTCCACGTTGCTTTATCGTCCGACGCCCCAATGGACAGGCCCACGATCTCCACGCCAGCCGCCACGATTTGCCCGAAGAGCAGTTGTGCAATGTCCATCACGTCACCCGCGCATCATGCCTTGAATGCCGCCTTGCGCGGTGGTCGCCGCGCCATCGTCGCCAATCCAGGTGGTCGTCCCAGAATCGTTACCGCGCTCCAGCCACGAGAGAAAATGATAGCCAAGGCCGGGATAACCGACGTATTGCCCACCAAGCCCGCTCTGATACCCACCCACAGCCGTTTTGTGCCATAACCGTGTCGCGCTCGCGAACGCCGACGTGGAATCCAGCCCGACACCCGCAAAGATGGACTGCCCAGCCGTGCCACTGGAGGCAACGACTTGGACGGTGGCGGTTATCGCATCCTCGACCACACCGACCACAAACGCGAGTTGATTGGCCGTGCTGCCATTCGCTTGGCGAATCGTCGATGACGTGTACGCCCAGTTGTCTGTTGTTTCGAGAACCTCCATCGCTCGGTCTATCCGGTGGTAGTAGTTCCAGACAAACCGATGGGCCAGTGCGTCGGCGCACTCGCCAGACGAATCCGTTGTCCTGAACGAGCCGACATAGCGCCAATCGAGGTTCCCGGTTTGCACCAAAACCCCGTTCTGGGTAGTGAGAGACGTCGCACGGCCCGTGGCCGAGGACCACGCCGTGACGGCCAGGGCAGGGCTGCCGCCGTTATAATCAATGAAAGCGTCATACACCGTGTCCGTCGTGGACGGCACCGAGATCGACAACTCGGCCACGGTTTCAATGGACCACGCTGACCCGGTGTAGAGCGACACGCGAGAGCCGCCATACAACGCCCAGTAGAGCGTCGTCCCCCCCGTGACATCCGCCGTCGTGACCGGCGTGGCGCTCGTCAGGGTGAGGCGACCCTCGCAGATACCGAGGTCGGATTCCGGCGTGGAGGTAGCCGCACTGGTCCACGCACTGCCATTACTCGTGAGGACGTTGCCCGATGTACTCGGAGCCACAAACGTCGGGGTCGAAGTGCCAGCGCCGATGATGACGGAGGCCGACGTAAGGGTAGCGAGCCCGGTCCCGCCTTGGGACACGACCACCGGAATGGTGAGGGTGTTGGCGTTGAGAATGAGGCTGCTCGTGGTCTGGGCAATGCCGACGAGGCGACTGTTGGTCGGAGCGGAACTCGTGATCGCGCCCGCCGTCGCACTCACATAGTATTTCGTGCCATCAACGGTACTCGTGGCGGTCGTGGCTTCTCCCGCGACACGCATCGTGCCGCTCGTGTTGATGGCGATGGCGCTGACGGCGATGCCAATTTCGACGGCGGTCGTCGAGCTGTAATCATTATCGGCGTCGGCCAAATACCACAGTCCAGCCGTGCCAGCCGCGTCGCCCGTCGCGCTGATATAACATACCTCACCGGCTGCGACGGCCTCTCCAACTGTGACGGTGAGATCGAGGTTGACCGAGCTGCCAGGGACCGACAAGATGTTGTCCTGCTCATCCACGGCCACGTCGGCGCTGTCCGTGATCACAAATTTATACGAAGCGCCTGCGCTTAAATAGGCGACGAAACGCCCCGCGGAATCCGCAATGATCGGGTTGGCGTTGGCGACGTCACCCACGCTGGTCGTGTACGTGGACGCGGCGGTCGTGGTGCCAGCGAGATACGTCGTAATCTTCGCCCCAGACACGGCCACACCCGTGCTGTCGAGGACGGTTTGGTACGGCGTGGGGGTGAGCGTGAGGGCCATAGTGATGTCACATTCTACTGGAAGAGCGCCGTTTCGCCCTCCGGTGTTTCATTGGTAGCCGGTGTTTCAGGAGACGGCACCACGCGGTTTCGCAGCTCCGCATACTTCAGAATGATCTCGGCATACCGCTCCGAGAGCTTCGTCAGTTCCGACTTGACACGCTCCGGATCGACGCCCTGCTCCTGCGCCGTGCGCCATCTCCGCACGCGGGTTTGGACATCTCGCATCTCCCGGTTGATGTCGAGGAGACGATACTGGTACTCCTGCGGGAAATCCACGGTACGTACACGCAGCCCGAGAAGATTAGCGGCACCCGCTTTCCGGAGGGTTTGTGGTTCAGCCCGGATACTGAAGGGGTTGGTCGGTATCCCTTCCAATGCCCCCTTAATCTCTCTATATCCATACCCGCCAGGAACCCACTCGCCAAGACCTGGAATCTCGGGAGCCAGCGAGGGGAGAATCAAGTTACTGATATATTTGCTCATACCCCCGAATTGCTCGTCAATCTGTTGGTTTGTGAATC